TCTTCATCCTGAACCTGTTGGTCTAAAGTCTCAGTGTCACCCAACAAAAGTCGTACAGTGTTGAGACGACCAGAGGTGGTGTCAGTCGTCAAGTTCGAGGGATCATAACTCCAAGCCATTGGTCGTCCTTATCTTAGTTTAGAATACCATCACGGATTTCGAAGAACTTGTCTTCAATCCATCGGTTATTGCGGAGGAAGCTACGAAGAAGACCACGTTGTTTAGTGTCTATCTTAGACTGCTTACACTTCTTAGCATTATATTCGTTAGTAGAGTTAGTACGTGTCTTGACTTCATTGTTCAGAAGACGTACTAGACTTTCAAGTTGTGTCCCAGTCAACTCTTCGAGGCGGTCACCAACTTTAGTCTCTTTCTCTAGTTCTTTGTTGTGATAGATGAAACCACTTGCATATAGCTGTGCTACACGGGAGGGTTCTACACCTTTAGTCAACCAATCAAAGTGTTCCCCTTGTTCATAACCACTAAAGGGGACTTTTACAAATACGGGCCAGTCTTGTTGCCAGCCAAGGTAATTCGGGTGTGTCATGTCGGGGTCTCTCTTTAAGTTTGGTAGGGGGCCACCGAAGCAGCCCCCAAGTTATCATTAGGCGATAACGGTGTCGAAGAAGTAACCAAGGTCAGCACCGACAACTTTCATGTCGTATGCCATCTTAGCTTGGATGTGTTCAGCAACACCTACACGGCGCAGACCGTCATCCGAGAACGACTCAACCGATACGCCGAGGTTCTGTACGCCTTGCAGGTTGTTCCATGCGAAGGTCAGACCAGCAGCAGGGGTCATCAGACCAGCCGAGGAAGGAGTGTAGGTCAGCAGGGCATGTTTGCCACCGATGAATGCGTTGGACTCTGCAATACCTTCAGCCGATTCGTTCTGGACAGCTTCCATTACGAAGAAGTTTTCTACTTCGAAGATTTCTGCCAGTTTAGCATTGGTGATGAGTGCAGTGTTCGAGACAGTTGCGCCACCGTTCAGACGTGCAAGGATGTCTGGGTGGTTGATCAGGATGTCACGAACTTCTTTACCAACAACCATCGTGTTCGGCTTGTAGCCGCCCGACTTGAGCTGCATAGCACGACGAGCAGCAGTCACGTCAGTGATAGGAGTTGCGTTGGTGTAGTCCGACCACAGGTTCGACGGAGTGCTTTCCGAACCCCAGACACCAGCCGAGAAGAAGGTGTTTGCGAAGTCGATTTCACGGTCGATCAGGAGGTTGTTAACCAGCGTCTGTGCGCCAGCAGCACGGGTCTCCAGAGCAGCATCTTCGTTAGCAATGGTTTGCTCGTCGAAGTCCATACCCAGACCAAATACGTCAGCGTAGTAGCTGTCGGTCGAAACCGAGAGACCGATACGCTTAACTTCGGTACGAGGAGCAAGCGGCTTACGTTCGCCACCACGGTTCATACCTGCACGGTCATAGATGTAGTATTTGTCGGACTGCTTGTTAACGCCAACGACAGGGAAAACCTTGTCAGCGATGAAGTTCGACTGTTCCTGAACGTAAGCGAGGGTCAGGTTGGTAAGCGGCTGATCGACATGAACAGCAGAGGGTGTCAGCATAGGCATATTATAGATTCCTTATCTTTATTGCTGGTTGCTATTAGGCGACGATGTTACCGCCAGTGATGAGTTCGATCTCAATGATCTGACCATCAACACCAGCTTCTTTTGCGTAGCCCATTACGACATCACCAGATGCAGCAGCGAGGGCAGTGCCATCAGCACCAGCTTGTACAGCAGCACCAGCAGCAATCGTGCCACCAGCTTCTACCATAACCGAACCAGTACGGACTACGGTGACAGCTTTACCAGCAGCAGCACCTACGATGCAAACGCCATAGCACTGTTCACCAGCGGAGTTTGCGAGGTCTACGAAACCATCCGACTCCAGAGTTACGAATTTGAATTGAGCCGACGAAAGGTCTACGCCAGCGATTTCAGTACGAGTATCACGGGACTGCATTACAGCCATAATTATTCTCCCTTATAGGATTTGTTGATAAGAGCTTTGCCTTCGTCAGTCTTTGCTACAGCAGCATAAGCCTTAGCATATTCACTCTTCTTAAGTTGATTGTCTTCCATGTAAGACTTAACCATAGCATCTAGCTTGTCGGCTGCGGTTGCAAATTCACCATCAACATCCGATTTGCCAAATTCTTGCATTGCTGCGTTGAAAGCACGGTCTGCGGCAAGCAGAGCAGCCATAACAGCTTCGTCGTCAGCGAAAGACTTAACGAGAGCTTTAGCAGCAGTAATATCAAAGTGCGGGAGGACTTCACCAGCACGTTTAGTCAGTTCAACATCAGCCTTTTCGATAGCAGCAGCTTCGAGGGCTTTGAGGACTGGGGCTGGGATGTCCGACTTAGCGACCATTTCACCAGCAACTTCAATCATCTCGACTTCAGCTTTCTTCTCGATTGCTTCAGCTTTGATAACGAAACCGTTTTCGATGAGACCCTTGCGGAGACGTTCGTTCTCTTCTTTGAGAGCAACTACATCAGCTTTAAGGGCTTCTACGTCAATCTGTTCAGCTTCAGCTTCTTCTTCGGCCTTTTCGACTTCAGCTTCAGCTTCTTCAGTCTTCTCGACTTCAGCTTCTACTTCTTCGTCCAGTTGCGGAGCAACGTCAGCCTTTTCTACTTCAGCTTCTTCGGCAGCTTCCTCAGATTTCTTCATGTCAGCACCACAGGCTTTCATGGCTTCATCTTCGGACACACCGTTTTCTTCCATGTAAGCCTTGACTTTGGCTTTCATTTCGTCTGTCATTTTGGTTACTTCCTCTTGGGAGTTATCACGCTTGAACAAGGAGACCATAGCTTGTGCGTTAGCAGGACGATCCACTAGGGAAAGTTCCTCCAGTTCAAGTTGTTTCAAAAGGTTAGGCACTGTAGTCCTCCTTGATTGCACGACCCCCAATGGAGAAGGCCGCAAGTTCGCCAGACTTAACCATGTCCCAGACAGCATCATCATAGACTTTATAAGCTACGATCCATCCTTCACGGTCAGACTGAATACCGAGAGCTTCACCAATCTCTTTAGTGATCGGCATGGAGTGAACAATCACACCAGTTTGCTCCCCTACGTGCATGGTTTTACCCACACGAACGTGTTCCATAAAGTTATTGACTGCCTTAACCAAAGTCTCAGGCATGATAACGTCACCTTGACGATCAATAACGGGTTCACCCTTTTCGGTAACAACAGAAGCCCAGCCATATACCATACGCTGTTCGTCGTCTGCCTTAAGGATTTTACCTTCAAGTTTTGTCATTTCACTCACCGAAGTATCAGCTTCCCACATACGGCACGACCAATAACGTGCAGATGTCTTATCGGTAGCTGTGTCACAGGAATGTCGGGAACGGAAATTGGCACGAGCTTTAGGATCATCACGACGGATTTCCATGTTAGGATCACCAAAGGTTACTCGTTTAACCTTGTCGCCATCTTTGACGTAAACCTCAAACTTCTTGTTGCCACCACTAATACGTTTAGGCTTGTTGAGAGTTACTTGACGACCTTGGTAGTCAGCCTTCTGAAGGTCTTCCTTGAGTACCTCTGCCACAATAGCCCGTAGAGCCTCGTAGCGGTCGTAGGAAGGCCCTTCTTCCTCTTCTGGTGGGATACCAGCCAAAGCCTCGTAGTAGGCAATGTAGGCGTCCTCTGAGGCTGCTGGCATGTACACTGCTTGTTCATTGTAGTCAGTGACATGGATTTCACCACCAAGGCCCATGTCCATACTACGAGAACGAGCTTCCATCTCAGTAGTGAAGATGTCGGCAGCATATTGTGCCTTCTTAGTCTGAGACCAAGCACCAGCCATTGCAGCACTTTCAGAACGACCCTCAGCAATCATGCTGTTGAATACGTGCATCCATTGACGCAGTTTCTTCGGGTCTTTGATTTTGTCCCTAACAGCTTTTGGTAGATCACTTGTTGACGAGTAGGGCATGTTAGAGTACCTTTGCCATATAGAGGTTAAAGTTTACGAAGGCTTCAGCCCCAGCATTGTCAGAAATACAAGTGACACGAAGGTCAGAGTTAGCTGGAACGATAGCTACAGGGTCAAGGTTCACGTTGAAGTTACCAGAACTAGAACCAGCAATGATAGCTGCACCTTGAGTGAATACACCACCCTTTGGTCGTATTTCCAATTCAAACTCGATGTTAGCTGTCTGCTTGTTGCCTACACCACCAAACCCCTGAGTGACAAAAGCATATGTCTCACTATCGAATGTAGTAGCTGCTTTGAAGGACTGGTTAGAACCAGCAGGGATTTGAATGTGTGCCTTAGTCAAGTCGTCTGGGACACCAGCAGTAATAGCAACATCCTCATAGACATAGACTGCACCGACAAGATTGTGACTGTTAGCATTGGTAGCCATAGAGATACGAGCTACGGGAGTAGGTAGTGCAACCTTAGTCTGACCATTTAGCTGGACAGTTTGAACGACAAAAGCAAAGTCGCCATTACCATCAACCGTATGACACTCTAGTCTAATTAGCTGACTGTCTAAGGTCGAGCTAGAAGAGATGTGAGTAATCAAGTTGTCGTCAAGATAGTTCTCGTTACCACCAAGGGTCCAGACAGTCTCTCGTGTTAGGCCCAAGTTTGTGTTACGACCAAAACGAAGTAAGCTCTTAGCTTTAGCATCTACAGAAACTTCAACACCAAATTGGTTGTAAACCTCACGTTCAGCTTGGACTAGTCTGGCATCTGGTAGCTCGTACAGGCGTCTTGCCCAGTTACCACTACGCCCCTGCATCAGTTTAGCTCCGAACGGATAACAACAGAAAGGTTGTCGTTGTTAGGGAATGTCTCTACGCTGTTGTCTGGGTAGGTTACCTGAAATTCTGCGTAGTAAGTGCCAACGTCAGTGGTGTCACTTGCTTCCCAGTCGTATTGAACCACACCATTAGCTGCATCACTAATTGCAGCAGCAGCAGAGACCTTGACAACCCCATCAATAGACTTCATATGAAAGTTGACAGATGCGTTGGTTAGGTCAACCGCTGTACCATCTGCTTGCTTAAGTCTAGCCTCAACAGAAGGTGAAGTATCATTTTGTTTAATTGTAAATGGCATCATTTCACCTTATTATCAGAAAGAACCGTAGCTGAGTTGGTAGAGCTTTGAGTTGTAACAGTTGGGTTACCAGTTAACACCAAAGTGTTGTTCTCAGAAAGAACTACAGAGTTGTTCTCGGCTTCAGTTGCTAGAATTTCGTTAGTAAAGGTACTATCTAGATTCTCAACACGACGAAAAGGGTTGACATGCTTGGTCCCATCGTCTGATATAGCAAGACCAGCTATTGCATCGAAACCAAGCATATCTTATCCTTTATTCAGGTTTAGTAGGCCACACTATTTCATGCGGGAAGCCAGATTGCGATGGGACATCAAGCAGAGCCTGACGATAGTCAGCCCACGCCTGTTGCTGTTCTGCGGTCAGTGCTGCCCAGCGCAAAGCATTGCCAGCGATTGGATCGACTTCGTTTGCCAGCTTCATGTCACGTTCTGCACGCACGGCTTGTGCAGCCTGTGCGTCGAGTTCAGCCTGAGTTGGTGGAACATATGCAGCAACGTCACCATTAGCAGCCATAGCAGCCAACAGATCATCGTTGCTGATGGTCATGTCAGTGTCGGCTGGGTCCAATGTGTAAGGTATCCAGCCAAACTGCGGATGTTCAATCTCGCAGTCAATCCAACCGTTGTCGTTGATGTATTTTGCGTTTCTGTATTTCATGTCACGAAATCCTTAGCCAAATTGAGTTGACATAATAGTTATGTCCTGCTGTTAAAGACATAAGGCGCCATGTCCCAGAAGGTGCCGTTGAACTAACATTAGCTCTTGTTGTAACCTGAATCCCGCTAGATGCGTCAGCCGTCAAGACAGTGTAACGCAAACTCGATCCAGAAACAGTTTGCCCCAATGTCAA